ACCACAATACATCACCTAGCTCCTTAGCTACGCTCTCCTTCTCATCAATGATACTCTTGTTATCACGGATGATCTTCTTTACTTTCTCTGCTACCTCACCTGCTTCACCAGCTAGGCCAAGGGTAGGGTAAAGGATACTAAACTTACTGTCATAAATAGCAGTAGCATTAGCTCTCTTCTGGTACTCACTGAAGTTCATTCCTCACCTACCTCTTCACCATCACTCTTGATAGCATACACACTGTCTACATAATTAAACCCTGCACCCTGTAGGAAAGATTTGAAATGGTATAGGTGGTCATGTAGATCACCCTCAGTTACAAACATCTGTTGTGTTGATGTCGTTACCTTACCATCATCATCATAAGTCTCTACCTTGTACGTCACAATGTCTGGATGTATATCAACACTCATTACCAGTTTACTCCCTTAGTTTTTTCCATAAGCTCTACCATCTTCTTTAGATACCAGATAGCTTTCTCTGCATCCTGAATAGGATTGCCCTTCTTGAACAGGCGTGAGCCTGTGTACTTAATGACATTACCATGACAGTAGCTGATGGCATCCCAATCACCTAATACGTCAACGATGTAGTCAATAGTTTCAATGCCACTAGCTGCGTAGTGGGCAGGGCTGTTCACCATGTCCTGTTGCTTCATGTATTCCTCATGCCTTAGGGTGTCCATAGCTTTACCTCACCTGTCTCTGTGTTGTACTCACCATCACGTAGGATACGTGCTAGCCTTGCGTTCTCTAGTGCTACTTCTTCAGATAAACCTTTACTCTTAAACGCAGCAACCACTGTGTCCCACGTACAACTAGACGATAGCAGCTTGTTAGCTGTGACACCACCCACTGAGGGACAGCCTTTATAGTTGTCAGTGTTGTCACCAACCAGTGTTTGATAGAAGAACTGGTAGTCAGCTTCTGCTTCAGTGACTGTAACCACTTCGCCATTGATCCAGTGCTTTGCTGGTATAGTAAGCAGGTCTTTATCTTCAGACCATATAATAGTATCTGGGTTCTTATTACCCAATATTCCCAAGACATCATCGGCCTCCAAGTTTCTGTACATAATTGTGTTGTATTGTTTAGACATATATTCTTTAGCATACCCAAGCAGCATAGGCTTACGTGTCTCTTTACGATTAGCCTTGTAGTATGATGCTACATCCTTACGGAAGTTATGCTTGTCAGTGAAAGCAATCACACAGTCCTGTGCTGGTGCTTCCATAAGTTTAGTTATCTGATCATCAATGCGTACCTCTACATCAGGCTCAAAGGAGTGCAGTGTCCACTGTCCGTCACCCCAATTGGTAGCTACCTCAGCAGATGCTGCTGCCTTGTAAGCAATGATGTCACCATCAATAAGCAGTAGGGTCATCATCTATCTCCTGTTGTTTCTCATGTTTCCTTAGGATGCGTAAGCCTGTCTGTACCTGAATGTAATCTAGGTATGCTTCAACGATCCACTTAACACTAAGACAAATACTAACACTCAAGAAAGAGCAGGTTAGTATGAGCTTCCATACAAAATCAAAGTCCATTTTTATTATCATGCTCCTGTAAATATTTGTAAGCAGCGTGGACTAATTCTTTAGAGTCCTTGAACCTGCCTAACCCATCGTTACATAACCTACACAACCAGCCTCTGAAAGTCTTAGAGGTATGGCAATGATCTAGTACCCATGTCTTCATCATGGGCTGGTCATACTTACCTAGTTCCTCTATGTCTTTCTCACAGATAGGGCAAGTGTAGTCATCATCAGGGTAGTCATTCTCTGTACGTAGCTTGGCTATGTCCTTCCTATGTCCACTCGTACATGACTTGCACATACTCTTCCTATCTGCATGGTGAGTGGGAAAGTTCCAGATAGGCTGAACAATACCACAAGTGCGACACTCATAAGCATCAGTGTGTGTCTGCCCAGTTGCGTCCGTACTTGTACTCACTATCAAGTCTGCATCGGAAGTTGAAGTGTCTTTCAACGTCCCGCATACACTGAAGAATAAGTCTCCCTGCTGCATCTTCCTGTCCTTTTTTTACTACTACTTGAACCTCATCGTGAACAAAGGCTACGATCTTGGCATCTAGTCCTGCCTTCTTTAATGCGTCAGCTACAAAGACATACCACATCTTACAGACTAATGCGCCTGAACTTTGTAGCAGTGTATTGAGTGAGGCATGGCTGTGTCGTACTGGAATGATACGTCCATCCAATCCCTTAACAAACCCACGCTCATCTGCTGCCTTGGATACTGCATCCTTCAGTAGCTTGAGTGCTGGTAGTTTCTTCAAGAACTTCTTCTTGATAGCCTTACCTTCCTTCGCACCCTTGCCTATGATCTTGCCTGTCTTCTCATCACCTGAACCATACAGGAATCCATAGATAAATGTCTTGGCTTGGTTACGTGACTCAAGACCAGCAGCCTGTTGGTTAGCAGTATGGATATCACCATTCAATACCACATCAGCGTAGGCTCCATCATCATAAGCAGCCATATAATGAGCAAGACAACGTAGCTCAAGACCACTAGCATCAGCACCAAGTAGACTATACCCGCAAGGAGCGATGAATAGTTCTCTACACTCCTTGCCATACGGCGCACCCACGCTTGGTATCTGTGCTGTGTTAGGATTGGAATGAGTACAACGAGAGGTAACAGCACCCATGTGATTGACTCTACCATGTATCTTACCCTTCTTCTCTAGCTTGAGCCATGCTTGCTTACCTGTAGCAAGCTGGCCTATGCGCTTATTGAGCATCAGGTATTCACTGAGCAGCTTGGCTTCTGGCATATCAATACCAGACAAGACAGTCTCATCTACCTTAGGCTCACCTGTTTCAGTAAAGGCTTCAGGTTCCCAGCCACGCTTCATCAGTCGGTCAGCAATCTGCTGTCGTGATGCAGGGTTGAAGGGGATAGTCTTAGTCTTAGTCTTTAACTCCACGATGGTAGGCTCAAAGGTATCCACTAGCTGTTGCTCAATGGTAGCCTTACGTCCTGCTATCTCAGCGTAAAGGGACTGTGCTTTCTTCAGGTCAAAGTCAAAGCCTGTTTCTTCCTGCTCTAGTAGTAGAGTATGTACCCTAGTCTCTAAGTCCAACGCTGCTTTGCTAAAATTTTTTGCAATGATTTTGGCGTACAACTTAGCAGTGACTTGGGTATCTTGGATGCAATAGTCCAGCATCTCAGGGGTGTATGTTGCAAAGCTCTCGCTGCCACTATTGAAATCACCTTTTAATTCTCCTAGTCTAATGCCCCATGCCTTGAGTGAGTGACTGCCTATCATCTTAGAAGGGAAGTTATTCTTCTTGTATGATGTGAAGTCTAGCTCCTTGAGGTGAGGCCAGATTGTTCTAGAGTATACCAACGTGTCAATGACCTCACCCTTGTAGGTGTAGTCATATAACTTCTTCATCACACGCAGGTCATAGTCAATAACATTATGACCAATGATTGTTGCTGCTTTATCCATAAAGGCTAAGGCTTCCTGCGTCTGTGTTGGGTCAAAGGTGTGTACCTCATCAGTGTCAACATCTCTGAAGACATGACACCATACCTGAGTTACTTCATCAAGTAAGTTGTCTGCTTCAATGTCCCATATGTATTTCATTTGTGTCTCCGCACTATTAAAACTCTGGTTCTATTTCTTCTTCTTCTTGCCATGCTATCTCATTCATACGTCCAGTCTCTGATATGTATTCAAGACTACACGCTATGCCTGTATCGCCTGACCATCTGTTCTTCAAGACCCTGATGTTACTGACGTTAGGTCTGTCAGTATCCTGTTGGTTTCTTTCCATGCCTATCACCATGTCACTTAGCTGACCGATAGCAGCACTACCACGTAGCTGTGACATGCTAGTCTGTGCGCCATCCTCATGTCCTCTGTCACCAGACGGACGCTTGAGGTGAGACACTAGTACCATACCACAGTTGAGTTCCTCTACCAGTGAGCGTAAGGCTGTCATGGTATTGTCAATGATACGGCGTTCATCTCCACCCTCTAGACCTGAGACAATAATACTCAGGTGGTCAAGGATGATGTAGTCACACTCACAACTGCGAACCAAGTATCTAATCTTAGACAGTAGGTTCTCACTGTCAGTGCTACCCCAATGGTCATACAAGTATACTCTACCTGATCCCACTGTTGCATCAAAGGCACGGCGTAGTTCTTCTTCTGGTACGTCATGGTTGCGTAGGTGTAGTGGCTTGTTAAGTTCAATGGACATCAGACCTAGTGAGGTACGCTTGATGTTCTCCTCTAGTGCTATGTATCCAATGGTGTGACCATGACTGAGGAAGCTATGTGCAAACTCTCTAGCCAACTGGCTCTTACCTATACCACTACCTGCTGTCACTGTAACGATCTCACCCTTACGACAACCACCTGTCTTCTCTTGTAGTCCTGCGTATGGGTAGGCTACCGAATCCTTATCATCATTAGCAATGATCATATCCCACACATCAGTACCAGCTAGGATACCATCAGGTCTGTATGTCTTAGCAGACCACACTGCGTCAATCAGTTCAGCAGTCCTACCATTCTGTAAC